CCATCCGCATCGTCCGGGCTGCGCTCCCCGCGCTTGGTGAGGTCCTGCTTGGATTCGAGAACCAGCTTGTTTGATCGGTTCAGATGGTAGCCAGGCAGTCCGAGCTGGTAACTCAGTGGCTCCTCTTCAGGGATGGCGCCGATCAGCAGCCATTCCTTCATCGCATCCCACATATAGGCCCGCATGTTGGCTTGATGCTGGTTAGGAGAGTCGCCGCCAAAGTTGATTTCATGCACTTGCTGAAAGCCGAGCATGTGGAGGCGCTCGATGATCGGAGAACCAAAGGCGGAATCGATAAACATGGCCGTGATCTTATGCTCTGGCCTTTGATCGGATAGAAGTTCGGCGAGTCTGCCTACCAGCAAACCTCGATCATGTCGGATGGCCTCGCCCGGTATCCGTATGCGCGGGATAGTGCGGGCATCCATGCCACGACGGAAGAACACAACATTCCATGCGGCGCCGCCGCCAGAGACATCGACTCCGGCAATCAGAGGCTCTTCAGGAAGCACCCGGATCGGTCGGCGCATCGCTTGACGGATGCGTTGATGGTCGATGAACTGGAACTCAGACGCAAGAGGAGGCAACCCCAGGACGCGCACGCGGACCCAATCCGAGTCTTCGCCGTAATCATGCAGCCACTCCTCGATCAGTTGCTTATTCGTAAAGCGCGAACTGCGACTGTCCAGAGTCCGGCGGTTCCAGCGCTCACTGTCTTTACCAAAGCAGATATTGTGGAACTCGCCGGTGTTACGCTCGGGCTGCCCCCAAGCGAAAAACATCGGCTCGCCGTCGGTCAGTCCCCCATAGGCAACCTGCCAGATCGTATCGGGGACAGCGCTTGCCTCATCAAACATGTACCATGACGTGCTGGTACGGGCGTGCTGGCCGGCGAAGCTCTGAGCGTTTTCCTCTTTGCACGTCTGCGCCACGATCTTCCAGTCGTTCGGGCTGCTCTTCGCGTAGATACCCGAGGCCATGACCTCAAACCAATGCGCAGTGATGGACAAGCGCACCCAGTACTGAATCGCCGACCAAGTACGTTCCTCAAGCTGCGTGGCCGTCCCAGCCGTAACCGTACCTGTCGAATAAGGCCGAGTGCTCAAAATCCAGCAAGCAATCCAGGCGCCCATCGCCGTTTTGCCGGTTCCATGTCCGCTCGAAGCCGCCATGCGAATAGGCCGAACAGGATTCACGCCGTCGAATTTTCGCAGCACAACTTCGTGCCCCAATGCCCGCAGAAACTCTCGCTGATTATCGTCCGGACCTGTCTCGCTCTTGAGCGGACCGGGCTCCCCCCAGGGGAAGGCCATCATGACGAAGCCCAGGGGGTCCTCATAGTAGCGCTGGACCAGATCGGCTAGATCGAGGTGCGGATTGGTGGCGGCGGCCATTTCAGGGTTTCTTTCGCTTGATCGCTATCTGCTGCTCCAACTCATCGATGGCCTCGCTCGGGAATCCCCTGATCGCTTTCACCGAAAGCAGCGCGGTAAGCGGTTTCTGGGGTCATCGGCTTGCTCGTTTCTGGAAAAAGGCCAGGCCCTTCGATGGCGATCCGCCGAGCATGCTCAGCTTCTTCCACGTACCGCCGAACTGCCGTGACAAGCTCGGAAGTGGGACGGTTCTGAAGCATTTTCGCAAGTTGCACCCCTTCTGCCGTCCATTGTTGTTGCGAGAATAAGCCAGATTGCTTGAGAAAGGCATCGAGGTCTTTCTGCCCATAGGACCGCGCCGCTTCGATCAAGTCTACGGCTTCCTGAATACGCGGCGTCAGGCTAAACTCTCCGGTTTCAGCACGAACCAAAGGCGCGGCCATACGTTCCAGTTTCCCTCGAATGGAAGGCGGGATGGTGTCAAGCTGCGCCGGATCGCGGAAGAAACGTCCAAGAATTAACTTTGAGATTCGTTCCTTTCCTGCTCTGGTCAACAGGTCCGCTTCAGCGAGCCCGGCACGTTCTTGTGGGGCAATGACGCCATCATCAATCAGGCGGTTAAGAACTTCCCCGCCGCCCCTGCCCTCCAAGACCTGCGCCAGCGTTGCATCCGGGCCTTGCCGCTCAAGACGGCCAGCAACATCATCGAGTGTTGAAATCGGCACACGGCGGGAATCTGCGATGGCTTGTTCTGCGGGCCGAAGTGCAGCCGTTCCGGGTCGATTGAAAAGCGTCAGTGCATCCTGCTTGGAAGAAGGTGTCGTGAGTTCGGAATTATGGATGCGACGAAAAAGCCCAGGCTTTCTCATGCTGGCAACCGTATCAGGGTTCACCCCGAATTTGGGCGCTTCGTCTTGAAGCATCTGACGATAGGCCCGTGCACCTTCAGGATTTTGGGCGTAGACCCGATCAAGGATCATCTTGCGGCCGTTGCCGGCCAAAACATTGCCCGCACCATCAATCACGGTCGGCCCGTTGGTTGCGTCCGGGTTGTCGGTGATAAGCCAAGCCGGTTTGAACTTCTTCGGCAAAGCTCCGTTTAGAATCTTCGCCCGATTATCTGGCACCGAGTAATCACGGTCATTTTTCAGGTTGTACTTGGGGTTTTCAGCGAACGTCACGCCATTGTGCGAGGCCTGGATTTCGTCTAGTTCACGTACTTCGTAGGTAACGCGGTAGGTGATTTCGGAGCCTGGTACAAGGAGGGTCGCATCCTTGCCAGGTGCCTGGCTTGCGCCAAGCGGCTCAGAAATCGCCGTGCTCGCGCTTGCTTCGCGTACTCTTCCCGTTGCTGCTGTTTCTGGCGTTCCACTAGTTCTAACTATACCACGCTCCGCCGCAGCGGGCAAGTTCCCAAGGGTGCTTTCGACGTTCCTGGCTGCCATCAAAGCGCGCATTTCAGCCGGGATTCGCTTGATGGTCCTGGGTGCCGGCACCGGGATGCCGATCCGCTCAGCCATCGCCTTCCAATAGTCCGGCGTAATGCGCGCCACATCATCCGGCGAAATATTGCCATCGACAAGCATCTCGGCCAAGCTTTTTCTCGTGATCCTGGCAACCTGCTTGTGATACTCGGCCTTCGGCTCCGCCAGTGGATCTCTGAGTGGCTTTGGGCCTGGCGGAGGCTCAGTTCGGACCGCTTCACCGAAAGCAGATCGCATTTGCGCAACGTCGCCCAATGATTCACCCGTGTAGAAAATCGTCGGTTCGCCCGTTATCGGATTGACTCCCATCTGTGGGCGAGGGTGAGAAACGACCATTGAGGATTTAGGGCTTGGCGGCTCAGTGAGCAGTATCCGTGGCGGCGCCGCCAATTGACGCGAGGGCGGCAAGGGTTCCACAAGTTCGGCGATAGAGAGCGCGGGAGGAGCAGCGGCTTCGCCAGTTGGAGCTTTAGCTGGCGCTTGCTCTATTGGAGAAGCCGCTGGTCTGGCCGGCGGGATCGTGGATTCTGCCACAGGAGATTTGATCCGCTCAGCCAGATTTCTGACGCCCTGTTGCTGTTCAGGCGTGAGCTTTGCGAACGGTTTGCCGGCCTGCGCTACAGAGATTTTTTCTAGCAAAAGTGAAGCGCCGCTCTCTGCCTCAGCCATCGCGATTCTCTGATAATCGGATAGACTGGTTTCGGCGGCGACTTGCTCCTGGGTTTTCTCAAGCATGGCATCAATACGTTCGCGGGTTTTCACGCGCTCTACGTCGGCTTGAGTAGCACGAGTGTATTCTGCTTCCTGGGCAGCTTGAACTTCGGCAGCTTGCTTGGCGCTTGCTTTGGCTGCTACTTCTCTATCCCGCAATCTGGATATATCTGATTCTGTGGCTCCAGAAATCTCCGCTTGTCTGCGAGCATCGGCGGCAGCTTCGGCTCGCGCTTGAGCCTTCGCCGCCTGTTTTGCTTGAGCCTCTCTAATTTGCAAACGCTCCCAGTCAAGGAGGCTTGCTTCTTTTATGGCAGACTCTTGTATGGGAGAAATTTCTTCCGTCTTCGCCATCTCTGCGGCCTTCTTCTGAATCGCTTCCTTGGCTCTCCTTACGGCAGCGTGTGCGATCGGGGCCGGCACACCGATCTTTCTCAAGGCCCAGGCCGCCGCGACCTCCGGCGCAGCCATTGCTATGCGCTTTCCACCTGCCACCCCGCGCTCAATGCTCGCTGCTGCTGCTTTTGGTCGAATCGGACCGCCAGCTCCGGCAGCTACCATGGGACCGCCAAATCCGTAGGCTGTGCCCAATGCGCCGGCCACATCTCCCCTGTTGACTTGCTCAGCAGCTTGCTCTAGGGCTTGCGCCGCTCCGATAGGGATGAAGTTCAGGAACGACGCATAGCCCTTGATGATACCGGTCTTGTAATCGCCGCGTTTGAATGCCGCCGCAGCCTCTTGCGTCATGCGGTCGGTTTCAGTTCCAGGCAGGCCAAGCGCTTCGGCCGGCGCCCTTTTCAACTCCGTCAAGAAACTCTTGGCTGTTTCAAACGGGCTCGCGGCGAGCTCCGCGAGCAGTTTTGTGGGATGACGCGCCCAGACCGACGATACAAAACCCTTCGGACTTTTGGGCGCCGCTGCGGTTTCTTCCTCGGCGGTATTAACTTTCCTTTTGCCGCCATACTGCTGCGCAAGGGCATCATAATCGATCTTTCGACCGCCCCCGAATTGGCGGGCCAGAGCCTCATAATCAGGTTGAGCAGCGCTGGCCATTACTTAATACCGGCTGCTGCCTTAAAGGCGTCCGCCGATTTCTTATCTGGAAACGTCATCACACCGCCATCGGGCAGCCTTACATCGACAGCTGGCTGTGCGGGCGCGGGTGTAGTGCCTACGCCATGCGCTTGAGCCACAGAGTCAGCATAAGCATCAATTTCAACCAAGGCCGCACGTAGGTTCTCGGGGGATTGCTTGCCGGCATCAACCAAATCCTTGAAGTGCTCCATGATTTGCACGCCGCCGCGAGCACCGACGTGCATCCGCATCAGAAGCGTCTGGAGCAACCCCATGTTGAGACGAAGGCGCGTAAACTCCGGGTTTGGCGCTCCGACCTTGCCGGCCATAAACTCAGCCCAGCGGCTCGCGGCCGGTCCGAGCTCTGCTTCTTGAAAGGCGACTTGATTGGTGATCCGTGCAACAAGATCCTTCACTTTGGGCGCCGTCTCTGCCATCGTGCGGGTGGCCGACGTGGGTACAGTTAAAGAACTCAACCCGCTTGGGCTGACGGTACCTTCTGGTACTGTCTGACCTGGCCGCACTTCTACAGCCTGATAACCCCCACCGGCTTTAGGAGCCATCATCAAGGTTGTCTTGCCCTGATCTGGAGCTTGAGAAGCCTTGCGTAACCGGAGTTGCTGCGCTTCTTCCTCCGGCGTTAAAAGCTTCGGAGTTGCGGGCTTGCGTTGGTCGTAGGCTGTCAGCGCGTCCATGAGTGAAGCACCCGGGTTCACGCGCCGATATTCGTCAACCCAAATCTGCTGTGCTTCTGGGAGTCGCGCGCCTGCCTTGGCTTTGTCCGCCTCAATCTGCGCCTTGAGCTTTGCCGTTTCCGTCTCAATCTTCAGGCGTTCTTCTTGTTTCAGTTGCAGTTCCCGTGCGTGCAAATCCTTCCCTAAAGCAGTCACCCCGAGTATTGGCCGCAAGTTCTTTCTGCCGGGGTACTCGATATTTGCGAACTCCGGGAATGGGGCCATGGCCGCTGCCCATGCCGCTGTACTTTCCTCTTCGTTCGGCAGGCTAATTACCCCGGAGATTGCGCGGGTGACCTGATTCCCGTACTCCACGGCTGCCTTATTCTCGTCTTCCTTCGCTTCGCGAGCGGCCTTTTCCTCTTCGATGCGGAGTTTAGTGAATGCCGGATACATCCCTGGGGCGGTCCGCAGAATGTGCTGTCTGCCCTTTTCCCAGTCGCCCAGAGCTAAGGCCTCCCCCATCCGCTGCTGGTCTAGTTGAGCGCGTTGGGATTCACGACGCTTGCGGGCCGTTTCCTCCATGAGAAAACGCTGCTGCTCGAGGATGGCGGCCTGCTTCTGGCGCTCGGCAACACTCAGAACTTCGGGAACGTCTGCACCGCCAGAGGCGATCAATTGAGCGATAGAGGCCATTACACGTTCAATGGTTGCCGCCGCCGTAACCCGCGAATCGCCTCAATCAAGTCAGGGAGACTATTGAGGCCGCCAGCAACAGCCTGACGGGTTCCCACATTGCCTCCCAAGATGCCGGAGGCTTCTGCCTCCCCGATCCCGAGAGTGATAGGCGCCGCTGACCGGGCCGCTCCCGTGGTTACGTCGGCAATGCTCTCAGCCGTCCGCAATCCGACATCTCCAGCGTAGCGCCCTGCCCCTATGGTGTTCGCTCCGAATACCTCAGTCGCCCGCTGGCCGCGCCCGGCGAGGATGTCGTTGATATCTACGTTAGCGCCAAACGTCTTTAGCGCTCGCTGAAATGCCTGGTCGTAGTACGTACTGGCAAGCCCCTGCCCGAACTCCGTAAGCCCCTGGAGAACGTTCCCGCTCGATGCCAACCCGCGCGCAGCGGCGCTGTTCGCAATCGCCTGCGTTCCCTTGTTTAACTGGAACTGAAACGCAGGGTCGTTGGCATAGTCCTCATAGTTGAACTTGAAGCCAGCCCGAGCCAAGTCCGCCAAGGAAGTGATCCCCTGCTCGCCGGCCGTTCGGTACGGCTGCAAGCCCAAGTTGGCTGCTTCTGTGGCCTCGTATACCGCCTGGGGTGCATTCCGGCCGGCCTCAGCGAGTCCGGTACCCGCAGTCTCGGCAGCTCGGTAGATATCTCCCTTAGCGACCTCGCCGGCATTGGCAAGACTTGTAGCGGCACGTTTGGACGCGCCGCGACGAGATAAACCACTGAATATGCTGCCTACCGCAGGGATCGCCGCAGCAATCAATTGAGGCCATGGCATGGCCCCACTATTGCACAGAGACGAAACAAAGTCTAGGGGGAATGTTCGGAGCTTCCATCCAGTTTTTGGAGCCGTTCGCGCGCCGCCTGAAGGCGTTGGACAATCTCAACCTCGATTGCGCCCCCGTCGCGCCCGGTGTGCTCCACGAGTTGCTTAACGCTCAGTCCAGCCCGATCCAACACAGCGATTACAGCAGCAACACGTACACTGGCTGGCGTCTTTTTGTTTCTCGCAATTTCTACCAGGGCGCCGGCGAGTAGATCGGCCGCTTGAAGTAACCGCTGCTGCGCTTTCGCTTTGACTTGCGGCGCGGAGCCTCCGTGAACGCGGCAAACATTACTACCCTTAATCGCTCGACCTCGGCATGGATCGCCGTTGCTGCTGCGGTGGGCAGAACAGATCATAGGTCACAATGCCCTATGGGTCATTATACACCACAATCGCCCGTCCTACCCTCCGGCTCAGGCCAGCGCCGGGAGGCCCCGTCTGACCCGAACACGGGGCATAGTGCGGCGGCTTAGGAGGCCGGAGGGCAGGACGCGGGACTAGTGCGGTAGCAAATCAGGCGCTAACAGGCGCACCAGATTGCGGGCTTCCTGTATTTCATAGCATGTGCACTCACCGTCACCGCCAGTGATATCGCACGGCTCACAGTGGCCAGATGCGATCATTAACGTGTAGTTCCAGCAGCCGGTACAGACATACTGCCCATCGGCTGTTACCAATTGTGAATTCTCTAAGTTTCTTAGTCCTGCCATGTACCGAGCACCGCATTTGCAAGCTCTAATGTCGGTGTCACAAGCCAAGTAAAGTCCTACTGTGTCCATAATCGGGGGTTCTCCTATACCCCGTCCTAGGCATCCGCTCTTAACCGGGGATGACTAGGGCGCGGGATAGGGTGTTTACCTCGCTGACCTCCCGTAAGAGCCGACAAGCGCGGTCCTCCGGGGTGTCCTTAGTCAGTTGCAGATACCGTCGCGTTGCCCGGTTTTTGTAGTGGTGAACGCCCGGCGGGTCTTCGTGCATCCACATGTAGTCTACACAACGTCTGAGCGGGAGACCCGCCAGCACAACCGCCCGCTCAAGTGGCGACCAGTCGGGCGAGGTAAAGTTGAACGGTCTGTAAGGGGTAGTCACGATTGCACCTCCACGTGGCCGAGCAACGCCAGGTCACGGCGCGCGGCGCGAATATGTTGCGCCGCCAACTTTGCCTTGTAGGGTTTGGCGGTGGCAACGATGGTTTCCTGCTCGCGGATTTTTTCGGTCAAGCGCGCGGCGAATACGGCGGGAGTCAGACCGCAGCGCCAAATGAGATGCTCAAGTTCGCGGCGCGTCACGCGGCGCCCCCTACGGCCTTCGTACCTTCGGCTTGATGTTCCAGTTCCCGGATGGCTAGGTTAATGATGGTTTGGAAATTGGAGATGTCCGTGGATCGGCAATAAGCTGGCGCCTGGGACATCATCCGAAGTACGTACAAAGTGGAAAGATAGCCTACACGTGCTGCTTGCATCTCTCTCTTTGTTCGGCCACTCCAATGCCCTGGGAAATTGGCCGTAAGCCGTTCGAGTAACCCCGAACGGAATCCTGTTACTTCCTGTGTTTCACTCATGGCTCAAGCGCTCCTTAATCGCTCTGTCACTCCCACGGCCCGCTGAAATCAGTGGGCGTGCGTAATTCCTGACGTTGGGTAACCATGCGGATTTGCCGCGCATAAGCGGCGCGGTCCCGTAAGTATTGGCGGGCATCGTAGAGCAGGTCAGAAGCGGGAAATTCCGCTCGACCCTCACCACTGACTTGCAGATAGGCGGTGTGCAGGATCACGATGGCGTCGTGGTCTGCGGTGTTGTCCATCTCATGTGTGCTCATGCGGCCTCCTCTTGTCACTCCCACGGCCCGCTCAGTGAGTGGGCCGCTGGCGGGATAGGTTTAGTCCGTGTGCAGCCTGTCTGGTAGCCTTCGCAAGATCAACTGATACCACTCTGCGCAATCGCCCCGTCGTACAATCAGACGCGGCGTGTTGATGGCCTGCGCCAGGAGCCGCAGATGGTTGTAGGTGTCGCCGCTGGCCTTCTTAGGGTAGCGCCCGGCCACCGGCATGGCCGATCCACGCGAATGGCTTGGGTCGTCTGGCCACCCCGCTCGCCGGTTGATTGCCTGCTCGACCAGCCAAGCTGGGTCACTGGTGTAGCTCACGGAGTAGCCAGCCGTTCGGGTGTCCTGGCAGCGCCGGAGGTAAGCGATGGTGCGGGCAGTTGGGGTCATGCGGCACCCCCGATCGGATCGGTCTGCGAAAGGTGAAACACGGTGGTAGTCCACGGCCGCGACGCCGTCCGCTCCACTTCCTGCCCGGTGGCTTCGTCGCGCTCCTTGCGCGTGGTTTTGATAATAGTGGCTACCTTGACGCCGTGCTCGCCCTTGCGCACCTGGCGCCCGAGTGCGCGCCATGCGTCGTAAGTGAATACATTTACTCGTGGGTTGATTTCAGCCTCGGGAATCCCCTTGGCTATGAATCCCGTGAAAATCGCGGGATAGTTCCCTACACTCCGGCCGTTTACCGCATGGCTCAGAGCTTCCTGCTGAATTGCTTGGCTACTCATAGCCTCAAGCGCTCCTAATCGCTTGCAGTGTTACTATACCGCAAGGGGAATAGAATGTCAAGAGAAATCTTCGTCTAAGCGCAAGAATGTGTCTAGTAGTACTGCGAGACCAGGCATACCGTGAGTCATGGTACTAGGGCGCGCAGACTGGTGGAAGCAGAGAAGCAGAGGTCCCGCAGGAAAGTCTTGCAATCTCTAAACTACAGGCGTAGTGTAGGTAGGGTCCTGGTAGTTTTGGCCCTGCACAAGGCGGTCTGTAGTACGCGCGCGCCGTGGGTCTGGGCGATAGCCGCAAGCGGAGATTCCTAAAATGCTCCGGGGTAAGGTGGGGTCTATACGGCGATCATCCCGGTCGCACGGGCCAGCGGCGGGATTCGCCGCATGGCCATCTGGCAGTAGGGCCAGGAGAGGTCGAGGCCGACGAAGCGCCGGCCAAGGTTGAAGGCGACGAGGCCGGTGGTGCCAGAGCCGGCGAAGGGGTCGAGGACGAGGGCAGGGGTTGGCGGGCCAGCATTGCAGGCGCAGGTCGGCCGCCAGCCAATTGTAAAAGTAGGCTTGCATACAGAATCCTGTTTCTTGTGCGTTTCTCATCAGGGGAGGGTCGGGCCTTGGTGCCTTTCCCCTTCCGCAATCTTGATGCCGCAGGCTTCATTGTGGCACGTGGAACATTCGGGTTGTCATTTGTTACCCGTCAACCTTCCAGAACTTCCTCCAGGTCTCCATGTCCTTGACGTACCACTCCCACATCTTGGCCTTCAGCTCCGGGGGCTGGCCCTTGACGATCTCGGTAACCATCTCGGCCAGCGCCTTTACTGCTAGGGCAACGGCTTCAACCATGTAGCCTCCCCATTCGTTCCAGCCCCGTCTTCTCGATGGTAACATTCCCCGGACGACCCGCCGGCGGCGGTACGTGGAACTGCACCGCGCTCAGGATTCGCTTGTGGCAGTCCGGGCAGTACTGCCAATCGCGCCCGTCAGGTCGGCGGCGGGGGAACTGGAGATGGGGATGGCGGCAGCGGAAGGGCCAGAAGGTCATGCTGTCTCCATTATCCGCCGCTCCGTCTGCACTGCTGCACGTTTCATGGGTTCGTCATGCGCCATGCCATTTCCTTGATCCGCGTCAGGCCCTTCGGCCAGCGCTTCAGAATTGCCTGGTTCACTTTGGCCCAGTCGATACTCGCACGCTCCGACGAAAGCATGGCCAGACGATAGGTCATAGCTACATCTCGCTGGTGCATCCGCGGATCGGCAATTTCCCCCAGTAGCGTTCTTTCGCAACATTCCAATTCCAGAGTCATCGTCACCCCATTATCCGCCGCCCGATCCACTCCGCGACTTGCGGGATGCCGTCATCGCCACCTGTCGTCTTCGGCCAGCAGACCGCATTTCTTTAGCACATCTAGGGGAGCAGCACTTCTGTCTCTTTCTCTTTCGGGGATTTGCAATAAATGATTGCCCACAGTTCCAACATGTCTTCAAATCAGGGTATTTCTGCTTGTGCAACCTGATGTGTGGACCAGCCCCAAGTACCTGGAGGTTCTCTATCCGGTTGTCCAGAGGGTTTCCGTTTATGTGATGAACGTGCTCGTATGCGCTGAGCTTCCTGCCAAGATACTGCTCTATAATCCAACGATGGGCACGTACTTTCCGCCCATCCCGCCAAATTAACCGCGTCCTTGTATGTTTACTACGAGCCATTGGAAACCCTCCACGTTTCCATTATACATTCGCCAATCCATTGCGCGACAGCGGGTACCACTGCATTTCCGAGCGCCCGCAGTCGGTGTGTCCGATTGGAAAGCCCATGAGCCATTCCACGAAGACCGGATTCAGCCTCCGCTTGTGAGATCGCAGGCCGCAGTTCGGGGTGTTGCACCAGCAGGTCGGGCCATCGTGGGTCTGTTGGACCATGAGCGAAAGCGGGGAGCCGCCCTGTGCGTATGGCCTCGTTCGGCTCCCGGTATCGTCCGTCGTTGGTGTAGTCCAGAGATGAACCTGCTTCACAAACTCCCCGCCCACTCCTGCCTTGTGTCCCGTCGCATCCACGCCCATCATCCCGTGTGGTGTTTTCCACCGTTGCGCCTTCTCGTTCAGCGGCCGGGCGTTTCTCTGCAACGTCTCCACGCTCGATTCGCCCGACTTCCAGTCCCGGCTTGTTGCTGTCGGCCACATCCGCGCCTGACCCGTCAGGCTGTCTTGCGCTCCCGGATGGTTCCCGCAAGATTCGCCGTCCTCCCGGCGGGGCGTGGCCCAGAATCGTGCCTGCTGGTCCAGCCCCATCTCGTCCTTGCGGTCGAGTCCCCGGCTCCTGAAGCTGTCCGTCGCCGGAGTCTGCCACTGTTCCGCGTCCCGCTTTAGGTTCCCGTTCTGGGTTGAGGTCGCATCGCTCCCTGGACGCCTCCCGTCGTGGGCATTGGTTGTAGGCCACAATGAACACTCTGGCCCTTCGATGACTGGCCCCAAAGTCGGACGCTCGAAGCACGAACCATTCCGCATCGTACCCGAGGTTGGCCAAGTCCCCGAGTACTTCGGCCATCGCTCCTCCGTGGTTGGCGCTAAGCAGCCCTGGGACGTTCTCAACGAGCACGTAGCGGGGTCGTACCATGCGAACGATCCGAGCGAACTCCGGCCAAATCCATCGCTCATCGGCAGTTCCTTTCCGCTTGCCTGCGACGGAGACTGGCGGACAGGGGAAGCCTCCGCAAATGAGGTCAACCGGCTCAAGTTCGCTTCCGGCGAGTCGCCGAATATCCCCGTAGCGGGCCACGGCAGGCCAATGCTTTGTGAGCACGCGATTGCAGAACTCATCGTTTTCCACCTGCCAGCGGCATGTCATTCCGGCCTGTTCCAGGCCAAGGTCCAAGCCGCCGATCCCTGCGAACAGCGAACCGAAGGTCACAAATGCTTGCGCCTCCACCGTCGCACAAGCGCCTCATCCCATCAGCCCGAGCAGGCCGAAGGCGACGCAGAGAGCGCCCATGCACAGCAGCCACGTGGTCATGCCGTCGATGAATAGGGTTGGGGTCATGATCTTGTCAGGAAAGATCGACGATCTAAATGAGCCATAAACTGCTCCTCTGTCATGCCCCGCACGTCCCGGTACCACCAAACTTTGAGTCCCGCGACGTGCCAGCGCAAGCGATCGGAAGCTGCGTGCAATAACAGATGCCAGGCCGTAAGCAAATCTGTTCCATAGATGCTTCGGAGAGCGTATAGCAAGGGGGTTCGCACCATAAAGACTTCTAGCGTCTGCGGGATGTGGCCTGCTCGGTATAAGCGCATCACGCCATCGAGACGTTCGACAGCCTCCAATAGCCAACCTGGGTGCTTTATTCGTTTCATCCTTTCCCCCTCACGATCTGGAGCGCCGCCCCACAGACGGCCTTACACTGGGCGGCTTCGGTGTTGCCTTCGACACGGACAAGTACTGTCGGCGCGGGGTCCTCCCTAAAAGCCTCCCATCCTATTATCTCGTCGCCAAGCAAAAGCGGGCTTATCCCGATCCCCAGCGCCCGTGTCAGCATCCCGGCGTGGCCAAGATCCTCGTAGGGGTTCCACCAATGACTTCTCAAGCTGGAAAAAGCCGAAATGCGCCCAGAGACAACACGGAAGTCTCCGGGATACATTTGCCTTTGTTGTATGTCCTTGTCGGGCTGTCTTTTCCACCCCATCGCCTCGGCCAGCAGGATCAGATCGTCGAGGGTGAAGTCAGTCTGCATCGTAGATTCCTCCAGCTTTTATAAGCGAGCACTCTCCTCCAAACTTTCGATTTCGATTCCTAGCTGAGCGTTCTCCTTCCGCAGCCGCTCAACCTCCTCCTCTGACGCAGCCAGTTCCGCGTTGCGCTTCTGGTGGCTGACGGTGCAATCATGCAAATCTCGTCGCAAGTGCGCGACCTCGGCGATGAGGCGGCGCACTGTCGTCTCCGGCGGCACATCTGGGTCGTAAGTTTCGCACTCGCGCTTGATCTGCTCTATCCAGCCCGGTTGCTCGCTCACGGCTTCCTTCCTTCGGCTTCGAGGGCGTCGGCGGCTTCGAGGGCGTCTATGCTTACCCCTCCCGCCGCACTGCGGACATCGTTGCATTTTTATTTGCCCTCCTCCCGCGCCCGCTCCGGCCAGCGAACCTCGACGCGGCGAACGTCGTCGTACAAATAACTAACCACATCGCCTTTCGATTCTTCAATGGACCTGACATCTAGGCGGTCATTCTGAAACCCGCCCCATGCCTCCACCTTCCGCCAGCGCCGATCTTTGGGCTTAGGGCGCTTCACGTCTTGCCCCCCCCCCTTGCCGCCCGCTCGTACTCGGCGGCACGGCCTTCTAGCTCCTGCTCCACGGCCGCTGCGCGATATGGCACAGTGCCATGAGACTTGCGTGCAAGAATGAGGGCTTCCCGCATCTCCTCGGCCTTAGCCCGCAGCACAATCTCCGGTAGCGGTAGATCGACCCAGTCACGGGCCTGCGCTACAGCAGTTTCCCAATCGGTCATGCTGTTCTCCCTGGGTGCTTATCGTGAATGTGCCGGGCGAGCGCAGTAAACGAACGCTTGCAGTACGGGCAGATACCATTGCCTACACGCTTTTTCAGCCTGACGAGTTCTTTATCCCTCGCGTCAGCCCGAGCTTTCCACCAATTTTGATCTGCACGGGCGCTCTCCAACGCTTTGTGGAGTCGCTCCGTCTCGCTTTCTTTCCACGTTCCAACGTGCCCGTTGGGACAGGTGATCGAACCGCCTACCCTGCGCCGCTCGTCGCACGTCCGCTTCGGAACGAAGTATACGATGCCGCATTCAGGGCACTCGTGTTGTTCCATCACCTGCGGTATTGGAATTGGCAATGCAGCCATTTATCTCACCTCCGTTTCATGCTCGCTTTCCTCGCCCACCGCCCGCCAGCGACAGGGGGCCGGTGGCTCTGGTACGGGACCTCCTTCCAGGCAAGGCTCGGGGCCTCGCCGAACTTGGCTAGACCTTCACCCACCAACGCGCCCGCTGGACGTTATTTTTCCAGCGGACAACGAGGCGGAACAGCCCTCGTGCATCGCCGGTGTATTCGACGCCGGCGTTCCAGTCCGGGAAGGACTGGTGGCAGGCGTAGGCGTTGGGGTCGTCCCCGCCGATCGGCCACAGCACGGCAGAGCCAGAGTACACAGGCTCCAGCGGTGGGGGCGGCGCCGGCTTCACGTAAGGCACCCACGGCTCCTCGATGACACGAGTGTCGCCGAAGTCCGGCAGCAGGAACTCCAGCTCGTCCATCGTGTTGTTCGGGTGCGTAAGCGCCCGGTCAAGCTGAATGACCACGCACCGCTCCCGGCCGTCGTCCCTAGGGCGCTCCAAAGCCTGGTTGACGGCATGGACACGCACCCATTTCTCACTAGACGTGAAACTGTGATACCCCCCGTGGGTGAATGTGCCAGCGGGGAAGCCGGGTCTGGCGACCACCAGATAGGTGATGATCGGTGGCTTCCCTTCCGCACCCGGGATCGTGGGTTCGTCAACGACCTTAACGGCCGCCCAACTCGCTTTGCCGTGCTTGGTGAGCCAGTCGATGAAGCGCTGGACTTCAGGGTCGGCCAAGTTGACGGAAGGCGGCTCCGGGCCATACTTGCGCGAAACGACGCCGCCTGTAGAAACGTGATAAGGCGAAGGCGGAACTGGCTCAGAAGCCGGTCCCAAAAAGCCTGTCAAGAAACTGCCTGTAGTCATGATACTTTGTCCTCATTCTCTGGCGCGGGGCCAGGCTCAACCGCCGCAGGGCGGCTCAGCTTGGGTCCGGTCGTTAGTCTCTCCGCCGTCTCCGCCAACACTCGCTCGCATATCTGCACAATCAACCCGGCACCCCAAGCCGCAGCATCATCCGGCGATTTGTTGTTCGGATCAGCGTCCTCTTCAATCCCGGAGGGAAAATTATAGGCAAGGTGCATTATCTCTTGGACCGCTTCTTGCAACCGACGTTCACGGGTCGTCATGATTCCTGCC